GTTAGCTAACCTCCTCTGCCCTTCTGTGTCCCACCAGTTACCGTTCTTAGCCTTAGCCATGCGTTGATCGGATAGGTTAGAGAGACTGATCAGTGCTGAACGTCTAACGCCTCCTACTACTACGATGTCTGCAATCTTACAACAAACATCATGGCACTCTAAAGATGTTAGCTTGCGCCCTGCGGCCTTCTGGAAAATGCCAACACAAAAGTTAAATAAATCTACTAGTGGCTCTGGGCCTGAAGCTCTGCCGCCAAAGACCTTGAGTCTTGCACCGGCTGGTCTAACCTTAGACATGTCCCAGTTTGGGATCTTACCAGCATACAGCATAGCGATAAGCTCTCTGAATGCAGAGGCCCATCCTATCTTACTATCGCTAACTACTATGGTGCTGTCTGTGTTGTGAAAAGTCTCAGCTATCTCAGGGAGCTTGTTAATGAAGTTACGCTCTACGCTAAAGCCTACACCTGTGCCACACATTAACACGTACATTAACTCATCAAAGCTGCGCGGAGAATCTATATGCAAGTAACTACAGTTGAATCCAGCTACATTATCTTTGTCTAGAGCCTCTCCTGCTGTCATCATGCAACGCATAGAGGGCATAACATCTAGGTTATGTATGTGTTTGTACAAAAGATCGGCTGTCTTACTATCTATTTGTTTCCGGTTAACCCAGAAATCTACATACCTTTGTACTGTTTCTTCCCATGTTTCTCGACGTTTCTCTGTCGGAAGCCAACGGGCATAGCGGCTCTTATGTATAAACTGTTGGTACTGATCCATTAGTTGTGTTCCTTTTCAAGTTGTTTCTCTAAGTTTGCCATAGCTCTCCATGCCACTTGCTCCCAATCTTTATCGAGTACATGCCGCATCATAGCATCTAGTTCATCGCCCGACAAAGCACGATTCCAATGTAAAGTTTCTTCTGTTTGACCGTGTTGAATGCCTCCTTTTAAACTAACTTTAGCTACTGCGGCAATTGCTCTAGGAAAATAGTTTATAAACCCTGTATACACAGGAATAGCTTTACGCTCTACTGAATCGCTTGGCAGTATTTTAGTTTCTTTAGGCTTCTGTTTCACATACAACATACCCGGAAGAGGTAACTGGTTGTTCCACTCCGTTGGTGTTATGTCATTTATCTTCTTGATCATCACTAGCTCCGCGCTTATAGGCTTTTCGTTTAGTTGTTTTAAATCTAGGTGCGACTTTAACTTTTTTAGATTTCTTTTTTCTTTCAAAGCGGTCACGCCTCTCGTCTTTATGATTGAAGTCAGTCAAAGGTTTCTCTCTTTTTAACATTAATCCAAGAGTCCGGTATACTATCTTCGCTATACCATCTAAAGTTATTAGCACTCGCCCACTCACCGTGGCTTCTTTTGGTTCCATCTTTCCTACGTTTTGCTTGAGGCATTGGGGCGCTAGGGTTAGCAAAAAGAAACACTAACTCTGTGTCAGCCGGAAGAACCTTAGCTACCCAGATGTACTTGCTGAACTCAGCGTAGTCCCAGAAGCGCCCCTTAGCTTCAAGCAATATCTTCTTGCCTTCTATCTCTTTAATAAAGTCTGGCTCGTACTTATGCTCAACAACGTAAGGAACTTTATCTGTATGGAAAGACCAGTTGTCTAGGATGCCAGTGTGTAGTTCATACTCCCAGTTAGAATCGTAACCTTTAATAGGATTCTTTTCTTTAGGGCGAGGAACTCTCTTCTTCCGGTATCCTTTTCTAACAGGTTTCAATGTACTAACGCCTGTCTTCTTTCAAGCTCTGCGTCTACTAAGAGTCGCAGGTCTTGTAAGAAGCCTGTCTCGATGTCGCATACAGTACTATCAGAGTTATGTAAGTAGCTACCAACAGCAATTATCATGTTCTCTATACTCACCCCTGAGATCGGTTCGCTTGCCATCTAATTAACTCCAAGTCTATGCTTTCTATTATTAAGTCTGGATCAATCTTTAATAACTGTTTAATCTTTTTAGCTACCCACTTAGGGTGATAGGCATTTAACTTCATGCCTCCATTAAGAAAGATATGAGTTTGTTTGGGCATGTGAGATAGATAATTACTGACGTTAATTTTATCTGCTTCTTCTTTATCCAACAGAGAATGGAGCCAACTAACTAACAAGGTCTTAGCGTGTCTCCTAATTCGTTTAGCTTTAACTGCTCTCATAAATACTCCTCGACTTTAGGTGCGACCACAACCTCTGTAAGATAGGTCATGCCGTTAGCGTATTTAAAAGACCTTAAACCCTGACCATCATTAGAATCTTTATAGCAGTCATGCTTGTAGCTGCACCAAGCACAGCCTTTAGCCAACTTCATGTTGCCTTTCTTGCCATCAGGTACTTGAGGGTAACAGAAATCTGGTTTAGTTTCAAGGTCTAAGGCTACTAAAAGATTAGTTATTTTACTTTTAATGTTAGGTTTATCTAGGTCATCAGGCACATACATGCATAGCTCACCGCTCTCTTTGTTGAGAACTAAGAAGCCTCCATTCTCTGTGCCTTCAGCAGATTCATAGGCTGCAAGCTGTCCTAGATATCCAAAAGGATCATCTTCAGCTAAGCGACCATCCTTAAACTTGTTGAACGCAAAGCGAGAGGCAGTCTTAACGTCTACTACTTCGCCATCTATCTTGCAATCCATGTGTCCGGTGATGCCCTCGACTACTACTTCCTTCTGCTCATCGGTTACCGTATGCTCTGTCATACGAACTAGCATAAGAACTATCTCTTCAAGGAGATGCCCGTAAAGAAATTTAATTTGAGTAGCTCCGTCTACTGTGCCTCTACCAATGTCATCTCTTTTCTCATACCACAACTGACGGTCAGGCTTACCTACGTTAGACATGCGAACCGTGAAGTTGTTGTTTCTTTTTTCTGGCCTAGCCCAAGCAAGTAAGCAAGCCCTAACTGCCTCTACAGTCTCATCTATCTCTTTATCAGAGATAGGTAGAGGTGTACCTTCTGAAAGAAGTTCTAGGTGCTTGTAAATATCAGGTACTAATGTCGATAGACTCATGCCGTTCACCTTTAATAGATTGTATATGTTTTTTTAACTGTTCAGCGGTAGCTTTAAACCACTCCCCTTTTCTTGGAATCTCTAAAGATAAAAGAAGATTATGTGTCTCTGTTTCTGCGCTTCTTCTATCGTTAAAATGCTTACAGTATTCTAGCTTATAATCTCTAAAGGGGGAAGAGGTTTGAAAGGATGCACATCTATCCCAAGCATCCACCGCCATCCCAACTTTATGCCATCCTTCCCACGCAGGATTAGAAATAATATATACATATCCTCTTATGACTGCATCGTAATTATCTAATGCACTGCTTCCTATATACTTAGCTAGTCTTTTAGGGCCAGCAGTCCCTGCTTTTACATGGTTCTCTAGCCTTCGTTTTTTGTAGCAATCAGTGCAGATATAAAATTGTTTACCTTTAAATGAGAACCACCAATTTTTATTTAAAATTAAATTAGTTTTACATTCATTGCAGGTACGGATAGATGTTGCTTCTGTTTTTTCCTGCTCAAGTTTTCTTTGTAGAGGTGACACGTTAGTTATCTTAGTGAGTTTCATTACTTGTCTCCAAAAACAAAAGTAAAAAAATCCCCATCTTCAACAGTAGGAAACTTTAAAGGAACGACTGCCCTGTCTCCAGAAAATAGCTGTTGAGATCCTGAATATAAATAGACACATCGTATTAAAATAATTCCTTCGTGTTGAATAACTTCTATTGCAGCGAGTGGAGACTTACCTTTAACAAGCCTAAATATTCCTCCGGTAGAACAATTATTTTTTAAGTCCACCAATTCACTTAGTGGGCAGACTGTTGTTTTCCTAGTGTGCTTTACTCCAGTTATCTCCGACATTGTAGTCTCCTTATAGTTACTGACTATTTTTTATTAGTCTTTTGGCGCAATGAAAACAAAGCTCAGTAGTGTCTGCATAATCTGTCTCACTAGGGTGTTTCCAGTATACGGTATAGTTAGAGTAATGACTACTTAAAGTAACAGTGAAAGGAGGACTGCCTTGAGGAAACCAATGTTCCTCCCACGTTTCCCGTTCATCAGAGGGGTTTCGAGGTACATACTTGTCTAATTTTAAATCGTATTTTAATCTAGCGCCATCCTCTATCTCATCACAGAAAC